TATTTGCCCAATAAGCAGCAGACGTTGGTCCCTTTTTAAGTGGCATTTTTAAAGGGTTTTAGGAGGGCGAGAACCACAAACAGCAACTTTTCCGCCCTTCATCATTTTCTTGGGCTTGCCATACATCATGCCGCCCTTCATCATTTTCTTGGGTTTGCCATACATCATGCCGCCACCCATCATTTTCTTTGGTTTGCCATACATATCTGTTATCCTTTTCTGTGTTTCTGTGATTTAGGTGGAGATTTTTTTGATCCCTTCGGACCAGCCCAAAAAACCTTATCTGCCCAATATGCAGCAGACGTTTTACCACGAGCAATGTTCTTTGCATGGCGAGCCTTGAAAGATTTTCGGGCTTCATCAGAATAATTGTGGCCCATCTTTTGATCACCGAAACGAATAATTTTTACGCTGTCACCTTCTTTAACCGCAACAATACCTTTTTTAGTTGGATGGTTAGGAGTGCGCTTAGGTTTATTAAGACCAGACAGCCCGTACTTTTGTAGTTTTTTCTTTTCGGCATTGCTTAGTGCCATGTTACTGTATTCCTAATAGGGGTGTTTCCCCCCTGCGGGAGAAAACACAAATACCATAAAACTTGTTAAAAGTCAAGTAAAAAGTGGAGTGGGTGAGGAAAAATATTCCCCACCCTCTCCGGTTGCATAAAACTATGCAAAAGTTACGATCTGACTGTTGTTGATACCGTCAACGTCAACCATAACAGCCCAAACACGAATCTTGGCGTTTACGTTTGCAGTGGCAATTGTAACGTCAAGAGTGTCGGCAGCGGCATATGCTTTTGGAACGTCGTTGGCAACAGTAAGCTGAGTTGCGCTTGTTGGTGCAGCGGCTGCAACATAAGTTAGCGAGCCGTCGCCAAGAGCAACAGTACCTGTGCCTGTACCAGCAGTTAGAACATCAATGCCAGCGGCAATGACGCAAGTGTTTGCTGGAACGCGAAGTGCCTGATATACGTCACCAGAGGTAAGAGCAGTGCTAGTACCGTCGATTACAACGGACTGAGCGTATGCAACCTGTGGGGTTGAAACGTGACCAACGCTTGTCTGATCACTATCAAGAGCGAGAGTAGGCATAATGTATCTCCTTTTTCTCTATTAAGTGAAGCTGACAACGCCAACGCCAAGGGCTTCGGGACGAATAACCTTGCGACCATAAACGTGAAGACCACGAACAATGTCGGCAAAGCTATCTGGGTCACGAACAACCTCAGTTTTGGCAATGTGTGAAGCGGTACAGGTTGAAGACATATGACCAAAAAGGACATAGTATTCGTTAGCTGTACCAGTAACAGTTACGTCTGTTGCGGTAGAATCACCAGCAGCAAAAGCATTGGACTTGTAAAGGTTAAAACCGCGAACAAGACCGTCTGTTACACGACCGTTGCGAATTGGTGAAGAAGCATCACCAGTAACGCTTGAGTCAATTAGCTTGGCACCAGCAAGGCTAAGGTATTCGTAGAAGATTGGGGCGGCAACAAAGAAACGATTTTCTTCTGGAACGTCCTGATCGTCTAGAACACGGGCACAAAGTGCTAAATAGTCAGCAGCTTCGTTTGCGTCGGTGGTGTTAAGGTCAGCAGTTGAGGTGTTGAAGCCAAGAGTAGCAACAGTTGAAACTGAGCCACCTGTGCCAGCAATACCAGCACCTGAAACCATGTTACCAAGTACGTTGTTGTCGTATGCCTTTTTAAGAGCATAAGCACCTGAAGAGGTTGAAAGAGCCTCAAAGTTGATGTGGCTCTGACGCTCTTCAATGTCGTCTACCTTGAAAGCAAAGTATGAACCCTGATCAACGGTCAGAGTGATCTGATCGTCAACAAGGTCTTGAGTGTTAACAGTTGTACCGCGATTATAAGAAGAAACGCTGATTGCAGGTTCCTTAATAATTTTTACGGTATCGCCAAAGTTTTCAATTTCACCAGCGTAGTCTGTGTTGGTAATGTCTTCAACAACCGACGCACGACGGAAGAACTTGAGTACCTTTTGGCTAAAAATTTGTGGGGTAAAGTTACCATTAACTAGGTTGGTATACCCCGCAGCACGATCAAAAGCCATGATGTTACTCCTTGGATATTAAAGTTTAGGGTTGAACTCTTCCTTCGCGGACAGCGGCATCAATTTCAGCTTCGAGTTTTTCAAACTCATGTGCTTTTAATTTGCCGATTTCCGAGAGCGACCAAATACGTTCATTCTTTGATGAGGCTACTGGTTTATCCTTTGTAGGAATATATTCAGCGGCCTTAGTATTAGAACGCTTGGTCTGTTTTTTGACTAAACCTTTATCAGTTTTATAAAGATCGAGAACACGAATTGCCCATTTTGCATCAGTATTATTTTTAGTAATACCGTCAGAGATTGAAGAAGGCTGCTCTTCTAACCATTCAAGAAACTCATCGGTTTCTTTTAGATCAAGAAAATCAGGATGTGCTGTTAATAGCGAATCCCTAGCCTGCTCTTGAATTAATCTAATTTCTTTTTCTTTTAATTCTTCAACTTCGCTACGCAAAAATTCCACACGCTCTTCAGCTTGTTGCTGAGAAATCGTATGCATTGCACGATATACATCAGGATAATCCTCACGAAATCTAGCAAGTTCTTCACTACCAGAAAAAACCACATCAGATTTATTCTCCTTAATTTTTGCTAAGAGTTCTTCTTTTTCTTTTTTAAACTCATCTAGCTTTGCATCATAATGTTTCTTTAAATCATCATAACGCTTTTTATAATTATGCTTAGGCTTAGAAGTATCTTCTTTCATAAACGAAGTTGCCTCTTCGGTGTTCGTTTCTGCTTCTGATTCTTCTTCTTCGTCAGGCGCATCACTGTAAACTTCTTCTTTGTATGCGCCCTTGTAAGGTTTACTTTCCCATTCTTTATTTTTAGATTCAGTCATTATTACCTCCTGCGGGGCCAATTTGGGTAGCCGCTTTGGTTGTTAAAGACGGGGCCAGCTTATGCTAGGTAGCCGTCGATTATGTATCTACACCTGTTTTAAAAACCTCTGAAATAAATTCTGCTCTTCGTCCGACCTGATCAGCCCATCGGCTTTGAAGAACCTCTTCAGCGGCTTCTGTGTAGAAACCATTCTTTAAGTATTCTAATGTTTTCTTAAACTTCATTAAAGTTGGTGTACCTACATTGTACGCCATATTTAATAAAGCACGTTTACGCGCAGCATCTAAAGTATTCCACCAAGGAATGTTTTTATTTAATTCATTAATTAAATTTTTAATGTCATTGGTAGCTAAATAATATGCTTCTTCTTCTGTAATACCATTGTCTTCAAGATTTCGTCCTAAACCAATGGTAAGTTTATTTGATGTGCAGTGATAAGGTTTAAGTTCTAAACCTTCAAAATCTTTTAGTTGTTCTAATAATACTTCTAAATCCATATTAACGCCGTACTGGCCTTGGAGAAATATTACAATATTTTTTAACAATTCCACCTTTTTGCATTTCACCTTGACGACTTCCACGTTCTTCACGAGCCTTTTTTACATCTTCAGGAGCAGCTTCTTTTAAAGTTTCTTTTGCTGCTTCAGTGTCTTTTGGATTTGTATTTTTATCTTCTAAAATAGCAAGGGCTTCTAAAATGTCTGCCATTGTAGCCATGTTAATCTCCTATCGTATAAACTTTTTAATTCCGCGCATACCAAAACTTGCGCCTATTGACATATACACAGCATACTGAAACCAGTCTGGTGTTGAATTAGATAGTACATAGAATCCCTGCTCAATATAAACTTGAAGACCGGGAACAAAACAACCAACAATTACTGCAATAAAAAGAATTGTCCATGCTTCATCTTTCCAAGAATCATCAGAAGCATTTGCCATAGCCATTTCCCATTTGCTTTCATGAGCAGCGGCAGTCTTTAAAACTTCTGCTTCAGCTTCTGCTTTAGCTTTTTTAACAGCAGCTTTACTTTCAAGATGTGTTGAGGCTACGTTAAGAACACCTCCAAGCACATTTCCAATAAGTCCTACACCTAACATTTTATTTTCTTATCCAAGAGGAACATAAGGTGTGTCAAAAAGTTTTGCTTCAATTTCTCTACGATTTTTTAATCCAGCAAGAAATTTTGGCTCTCTAGTTAAAAATGCATTAGGTCCAGTAAAAGCTTCTTTTTTAAATTCTTCAAACTTACCATCTAGAAGTAACTGTCTTGATTTTGAATTAAGCCACTTAGGTAAACCTACATTATAAATCAAAGAGGATACAGCAGTAACTTGATTTTCTGTTAAACCACGAGTACCATTTTCTTGAATAAAATCAATTTCAGGATACACATTATTTACTAAATATTCTTGTGCTGCCTCAACTGCTTCTTGCTTTGTAATACTTTGTTGTCCTTCTTCTGCTTTTGTACCAAAACCAATAGATGTTTGTTCAACATCATCATAAGGTTTTGGTTTAAAACCTTCTCTAGCTATAATAAAATTAAGAGTTTTAGTTTGTACTTGTTTTACATTTTCAATTTTATCTGGTGTATAATCTGCTGGAGGAATCATAAAAATAGGTGTTTTTCTACCAAGAGAAGTGTTTGGTGGTCTTGAAGATGCTCGTGTTCCAACAGGAACTTTAGTTTCAGTTTTTCCACCAATACGGATTTTTACACCTTCTATACCTTCTTTAAGTTCTCGTGGTGTTGCGCTACGAACTTTTACACCTTCAACTACAGCACGCAAAGGTTTGCCCGGAGTTTCTTTTAAACTTACTCGACCTACTCGACCTACTCTAGTTAATTGTGCTAATCTTCCAGCAGGTGCAAGAAAAGGAATACCTTGTAATACTTCTAATCCACCTAAAACATTTTCTAAGATTTTTGGATCATCTTCAGCAATGTTTTGAATAACATTAAAAGCGGAACGATAGCGTACATCATCTTGTAAATTTTTTAAATCTTCTTCTGTGACCGGCCTACCCATTTCAGCACGTTGATTTAATTCAGTTGAAAGCCTATCTAGTGCTGATCTTTGTGAATTACTTAATTCTTCACTAGAAGCTAAATTAACTATAACACTGGTAAAGTCTGTAATATCTTTTTTGTTTGCTTCGGAAACAATTTTTTCTGCTTGACGCATTTCATCAAAAAATTGTTGTTGTTTATAAGCAGATTCTCTAAAATTTTCTTGATCAAATCCATCACGTTCCTGATTAGGAGGTAAAACACCTTCTCCTCCTTCTGCTTGAAAACCCGGTAAAGGTTTTGTTTCAACATCACGTCCTGCATTAGGACTTACAAAAGGTTCATCAGAAACAATCTGTTGATTAACACGCGCAATAGCCTCTTGCATTGCTTGCGGAATACCTTCAAAAAAAGCAGGAG